AAGCAGTGGTATCAACGCAGAGTACTCCGTGATTTCATGCGTCTGCGGGGCACACTCTATCCGAGGCACAAGAGTTCGGAAGTGAAAACCACACCAGGAGGAACGATGAAGCAACAGAACGAGACCTTTATCCGCGGGGCACCGGAGGTCTACTTCGAGAAGCCCTACTTAAACCGGCAGCACGTTCGAGCGCGCCGCCGGCCGGGTCACCTGAAAACCGCATTGGCAGGAGACAAGATTACCACGGCCCGGAGGCAAACGGTGATGTCTAGATTATGGCGTCGGTGGTTTTTCTGGTTCCCCTTCCCGATCGGGGATCGGACGTAGCGATCGCCCTGGGAGATCCGACCCAGGGCGTGGATTGAAACGACTGAACGATTGCAAAGCGCCGAGGCTAATTCTCGGTGAGGAAAGGAGGTCGCGGGGAATAGCCAGAGATGGGGAGCTTCCAACTGGAAGAGGCGGGGCTCCCCTACATCCTAGCAGGAGGACGATTTAATGAAGGTCCCCGAGGTCCGCGAAGTGTTCCGCAAGATAGCCGCCGGCGAGCGCCGTCATGGAAGTTTTCTAACCACGTTCGCCCAGGCGCTGCTCTATGCCGACGACGAGAACGAACTGATCCTGCAGTCTGCGGCACTCACGCTGATTGAGAAGTACTCGCTCCAGGGATACGCTGCCCCGAACGTGGAGCTGGCCGCTGAGTATAGGGGCGATGGCGCCGTTACCACTGGATCTCCGATAGCGGCGCGCGAACGGGAGCTGCGCGAAATAAACGCCGAGCTCGAGACCGCGGGATCGCCTCCGATAGAGGCCGAGAACAAATGAAAATCACGATCGGAGAGGCGAACAGGAAGGGCGTGGGCTTTGACTTGGACACGTTGCTGGTCACCCGTCTGCTCATCCAGGCGAACTCCGGCGCCGGCAAGAGCTGGCTGCTGCGCAAGCTGATCGAGCAGCTCTATGGACACGTCCAGGTTATCGCGATCGACCCCGAAGGCGAGTTTGCCACGTTGCGCGAAAAGTACGACTTCGTCCTGGTTGGTGCCGGCGGCGAGACACCTGCAGACGTGCGCTCCGCCGGCCTGCTCGCCGAGAAGCTGCTGGAGCTGCGCGCCTCGGCCGTCTGCGACCTCTACGAAATGCGGCCGCTCGATCGGCACTTGTGGGTGAAGGCCTTCCTCGAGGCGATGGTGAACGCGCCCAAAAAACTTTGGCATCCATGCGTCGTCGTCGTCGACGAGGCCCAGCTCTTCTGTCCCCAGGATGGAGAGAGCAAAGCCGAAGAGGCCATGGTCTCACTCACCACGCGCGGACGTAAGCGCGGATTCTGCGCCGTGTGGGCCACGCAGCGTTTGGCCAAGGTGAACAAGGACGCCACCTCCATGCTGCTCAATCGCCTGGTTGGTGGCACGTTTGAAGACGTCGACATCAAGCGCGCGCTCGATCTGCTGAGTGTGGCTCCGGAAGACAAGCGCGACGTCTCGCAGCAATTGCGCACGCTCGATCCCGGCTGGTTCTTCGCCTTCGGCCGCGCGGTCTCGAAAGAGCGCCTGCTCTTCAAGGTTGGCCAGGTAGAGACATCGCATCCTCAGCCTGGTTCGGCAAAACATGCCGCCGCGCCGCCGCCGGCGCCGGCGAAAATTAAAGGGCTATTGCCCCAGCTCGCGGATCTCCCACAGGCGGCCGAAGAGAAGGCTCGCACCATCGCCGAGCTGCAAAGGGATCTCCGCACCACGCGAGCCCAGCTTGCGGCCAAAGAACGCGAGAAGCCGGCAGACCCTGTGCCTGCTGATCCGAACCGCATAAATGTCGCCGTGGAGAAAGCCGTGCGCGCCTCGCTGAAGGAGCGTGACGTACACTGGACGCGCACACTGCGCGACTACCAGCGCGGCATCGAGGGCGCGATCGGAAAAGCAGCCAAGGCATTCGAGGGCGCAGTCCACACCATCCCAATTTCAGTTCCGCCGCCGATCGGCGAGATCTCGTCCGAGGTCGAAGTTGTTACTCGGCCGATGCAATCCGGGCCGTCTCTTAAAGGCGACAATGCCCCGCGTGCTGTTGGGCAAAGGGCTGGATCCGAGACGGTCCGGGCCATAGCCGAGAGCAATGGCCACTTGAGCAATTCGCAGCTTCGCATCCTGGGCGCGCTGGCGCAGTTCGAGGGCATCGGCCGCACGCCGGTGCCGAAGAAGTGGATTGCCGCGCTCGCCGGCGCGAGCCATTCGTCGAGCGCCTACGGGAACAACCTCGGGTACCTGCGGAGTGGGGGATACATCGACTATCCTTCTCCGGGCGTGGTAGCTCTCACCGAGGTGGGCCGAGAAAAGGCTCCGGAGGTTCAGCCGCCGTCGACGACCGCCGAGATGATTGAGCGCTGCAAGCAGATCATCTCCGGGTCGCAGGCGAGGATCCTCGATGCTTTAGTCCAGGCGTATCCGGAGGTCCTCAGCAAAGCTGCGCTGGCCGATTGCTCCGGCGCGTTGTCGACCTCGAGCGCTTACGGCAACAATCTGGGCGCGTTGCGTTCAGCCGGAATGATTGACTATCCCGACCGCGGCCAGGTGCGCGCGGCCGACTGGCTCTTTCTGGAGGGACGCTGAGTAACCGTCGACAAAGCGAGCGCCAGCAGATGGAGGCACGGGTCGGGATGCACCATGATCCCGAGGTACCGCAGACGCCGCCCACAGCGCGCCAGCGCCCATCGCTACGGCCCAATGTGGCCGGGCCTGCCAAATGCCTGCTCGATTTGGGCGTGCGGCCTGGCCACGATGCGGACGTGCGTTTTCCGCGGCTCTTCATTGGGATGAACGGAGTGAAGTACTCCGCGCACGATGCGCGGGAACACTCCTACCGAGCGGAGCTCGACAAGAGTTGCTTTTTACGGTTTGCCGCGCCCATCATCGCGGCGACGGCTATTCCACGCCCCTGGCTCAAGTCCAGCAGCGTGAACCCAGTCACCCATGCGCGCCTGGCGGCAAGCATCGGATACAAGTGGCGTGAGTCCTACACGCGCAATGCCGGCAATGCCCCGCGGTTGATCGGCTTCGATCCGCGATACAAGCGCGCCGTGAAGGGCTGCATCTATCGTTACCTGTTTCCGGAGGGCGAGCAGTACAAACTCTCGCGACGGAAAAAGGGCGTCGATTGGGATGAGGACGCGGAAACGTTTGCCATGCCCACGGCGCACGAGATGCGCGCCAATGCTGAATTCCAAAAGTACTGGCAGGCCAACAGCCGCGCCTGGGCCTTGTATTTCTGGACTCCGGGCTGGATCTTTGACGCGCGCACTCCGGGCACTCCCTACAACAAGCTGGTGCTGATCGCATTGGCAAGCTTTGGGCTGTTCGCGCTCGACGCGCACGGACACTGCAAGGGCGAAATGCAGCAGCCCAACGAGACGATCGGCAGTCGTGTGGGTCTCTCCGCGGACGCCGTCCAGTCAGCCCTGAGCTTCTATCAAAAGCTTGGGCTAATTCAGGTGGTCGAACACGTCGGCCGCTACTTTCTCAACAAGCAACCGGTTCGCGGGGGCTGGGAGAAAGACGGCATGCCGGTGAAGAAGGGGACGGAGGGCGAGGTCTACATTGAGCCGCCGGCCGGCGCCCTGTGGCGGCAACCGCCGAACACAATCTACTACGTGGCCGGCCGGGAGTTCGACAACGACAAGGTGCTGGCCGAGCAGGCGCGCTTTAGAGAGGCCGTAAAGGCCGTACAGAGCTCTATCTGGTCTATGGCGATAGAAGACATCCACCGGGCCACGCTGGGCGAATGGTGGCACACCAGGCAACTCTAGCGGACCTTCTGGGACGAGTGTAAAAAACGCATGCGCAAGGCGGGCATTCCAGAGAAAGAGATCCTCGCGGTCTTCCCGCGCGCTCCCGACTGAGTTACCCCCTGCAACAACTGAAAATTAGGGACGGCCACAGGCGAAGTGTCTGTGGCCATTTTTCTGCCCGGAGCCGCGAAACACTACCACTTCGCAAGAGGGCTCTTTCCAAAGTGCGAACTTTAGTTATCAACGAACAAAAAACGAAAGACGAATAAACAGCGAAAACAACGATATCACCTGACCAGGGCGCATCCGGAAGCTCACAAGTGCTAACTAGAGTGAGCACTTTGCGCGCCTGGCTCTTCTCCCCGCGATTTGGCGGTGATAAGAACCGTACCCCGAAGTAGCAAGGAACTTAGCCAAATGGAACAGAAACCGAAAGAAGATGAAACAAAGAACGGCGGTTGTTATTGCCTGCAGCTTATTTATCTATTGAGAGCGAGTTATGCTCCGCAGCGGTCTGTTGATCCTGTGGATTTTCAGGAGAGAAGGAGGCCTGCCAGGAGCAGGCAATCAACAACCGAGACAAAAGAGTCTTTTTTTTACGTACGTGGTGAGGGCAAGCCCTCCCCACACCCCTCCCCCCTCTGGGGAATGAGGGAGTGCAAGCACGTTGCCAACCAAGGGCGCGTCAGGAGGAAGATTTTAGGGTGTTGCCGGCGAAAAGCACGGAACTTGCACTGCGTTCTTGGTGATCGATCACTTCATGGCGAGGCACAACGCGAAGAGCGCAAAGAAATAGGGAGACCGAAGTCTCCCTTTCCGTTGCCTTCTGCCTTGCGTTACACCCTTGCGGGAATCCCTTATTGGCAGCACAGAGATTCAGAACAACGCGAACCTCAAGACAACTACGCCTTCAACTTGATAGGATCACCGATGACCGCCCCATGGTCGCCGTTTTCGTAGCTCCGATTGGTGTAGAGAAACCCGTCGCCCTTTTCGGTGAACCAAAGGATCCATGACGGCTTTTCGCCTGCCGGCTGAATGTATCCCGTGAGATGGTTGGTGTTGACTGAAGCCGGGGTCTGGCCGTTGTCCGAGAGGTCGCCACCTTCATAGTTGCAGGTTTCGACTTCAATTCCCCGGCTGGGCTTGTTTCCAAGAATGTACATTTTGCTTTCCCTTCATCTTGACGGTGTTCGTTGCTACTCCGCCAGATACGTTAGAAATGGGAGCAGAGGTATATTTGCAAATTACTTCTAGCCCACTAGCGAGCCATCTGCTGCGCAATCCGTCCGCGCTTCGGCTGGGTGAGGAAGTCGACGACCTTCGGGCTGTTCATCGCCTTCGATATCCCATATTCAACCGGCGGCGCCAGCATAGGCAGAAAGTTGCCATGCAGTGCAGAGGCGCCGATCGCGCCGGCCTCGGCCGCGGGAATTGCGATCGCGCTGGTACCTGAAGGGTTCGGGTTGTCGTAAAGAGTCTTCCCGATGCGTGCCATTTTATAAAGATTTGCCGTGTTCTCCGACCCGAGCAGCGATCCCAGATATTCCGGCGAGTACTGCTTCAGTCGGCTCGGCATGCCCTTAAAGTCATAGCCGGCGCCGTTCGTGTCACGTCCCAAAATCTTCTCCACCACTGATCGCTGAAAGTCGCCTGCGTTGGATCCTAGCGTCGAGTTGATCTCACGCGCTAGTTCCGGAGCCTTCGCGCCCATCATCCCCGGGCTCTGGCTCGCCATCGGCGCTCGCAGTGCGTGATAGAACGGGTGCTGTGGGTTGTCGAAGGTCCCCTTCATCTGCTCCCATGTTTCATTTGCGGAGCGAAATTGTGCTCGGTCTTCCGGAGTGAGCCTGCTGGCCTGGTCTGTCATCGCCTCATCAATCTTGCCAGTGAGACGCTGTACCCATCCCTCAGCCCTCGACTTCACCAGGTCCGGGGAGTTGCGGTAAGACTCCATCGTGTCCGAACGCAGGTTGTGCAGGTTCTCCCAGCTTTCCATCCGCGGTCCCGCGGTATCAGATGATCCCGCCGCCGCCGCTCCGGCCGGTTTGCTTGCAATCGGTTTTCCTTGCGGATCGACCAGCACAGGTCCTGCATCCGGCTTCGCTGTCTTCCCTTTGGCCTTCGGCTCTTCAACGCCGGCGAGATCCTTAACCACCGCCCAGGCGTCCTTCGGGATGAACTCAGGATGCTTCGCGTAATACTCGGAGTTCTCGTTGTAGATCTTCTGCGCTTCCGCCTGGACGTTCTTGGTGACGTCGATTGAGTTCGGTCCAACCCGTTCGTCCAGGTCGTGAAAATCGCTACGCGCGGATTCCTTCATGTCTTGAAGCTTGGTCTTCAGCGCCTGCTGTACGCGCGAGCCCGCGGCCTCGCCGCTGTTAGGCGAGAGCTTATCGAGATACTGATCTCCCCATTCGTTCAGCGCGCCGACGTTGCCCTCTTGCGCATTGGCAAAGGTCTTGGTTCCGCCCAGCGAACGAGAGGTGACCTTCTTTGTCATCTCCGCGGCACCGGATCCGGTGGCATCAGCCAGGTCGAGATTGATGCCGTGATCTTTTGCGGTCTGGTAGGTGTCCTGAGGCGTGAACTGTTCGTCCGGGCTGAGCTTATTCATGCGATCGGCGAAGACCCCGCGCGCCGTGGGGGCCGCGTGCACGGCCGCCGCGGTACCGCCGGCGAGCTGTGCTCCGCCCTGGAGTCGCTGCTGCCAGGCGTCAGGGGTGTTTTCCAGTCCAGCGTCGTAGATATCCTTCCCGCCCTTGGCGGCGAATCCCATGGCCGCCGCGGTACTCCCGGCGCGTGCCAGTGTTCCAACAGCGCCCGGAACTTTTGCGGCGGGGCCAGCGCCGAGAGTAGCCACGCCCAGCGGAGAGGTTGTCATACCTGAGATTGCGTCCGAAATGTCCACCACGGCATGAGCCGCGCCTTTCTTTAGGCCGGTAGTAATTGGGCTCTTCGACTCTTCGATGGTCGGCGCGGAATTGGCATAATCCGTCGCGAGCTTGCGCACCGTTGGACCTTGGCCAATTTGTGACGTGTCCGGGTTAGCCTGGACGGGCGCACCCTCCACGCCGACATTGGCAATCGTCCCAATGGGCACGTCCACCGGATTGAAGGCGGGTCGGTTCAACCACTTCCACGCGCGCGAAAGCAGTCCTTCGTCCGGTTGCGAAGGAGGCGCGGCCAAATCCGCAGCGGAGTATTGCCCGGTTTGTTGCGGCTGCTGCGGCGCAAGGTCCGCGGCCGTGAATTGTCCCTTGGGCATCGTTACTCCGTGTCGAAACTACCGTCAGGATGCACAGCCTTGATCTTTGCCGTAGCGCCGTTCTTGAGCTTCACCGTCTGGCCCACCTGGATGCCTTGCGGTGAGTTTCCGCCGGCTGCCGGCTTGCTGCCGATCGCACCGGTCTCGTCGCTGCGCGGATCCTTGTAGCCGAAGGTTTTGTATACGTCCTGCAGGCCTGCGTTCGCCGTCGCCATTTTTGATTTCGAGATCTTCGTTGCCGTGTTCTGAATGTCTTTCAAAATCTCGGGAGCGAAGGTCTGGCCGCTCGTCCAGTTCAACAGGGCCCGATATGCTTTATCGCCCAGGCCGCCCTGGTTCTGAACGGCCTTTAGTTCGGTGTCGTTAATCCGGTGTACGCCATCGGGGAGATCGAGGCCGAGCGCTTTAAAGGCCAACGAGGTCTGATCGGTCGGAGACTTCGAGCTCGCCAGGTCCTGCACCAGGTTGTTCTGCTGTTCGGCCGAATGATAATCGTTGAGGTGCTTCGAGGCCGCTCGCTTGCCTTCCTCCTGAGTCTGGTAGTCATGCTGCCGCTGCTGCTGTTGCGCTTGGTTGCCGAAGCCCGCAGCCTGTCGATCCGCGGCGAAGCCGGCAACGCGCTTGTCCTTGGTCTCCTGCTCGCCGAGCTTCGTTTGGTGTGCCTGCATCGCGCGTTGGAAGTCGGCCGTCGCCTCCGGTCCAACCGGCAGCTTCTGAAGTTCCGGGTCCGTCGGATCGTACTCCTTGCCGTAGACGTTAATCGATTTCGGCAGATCGTCCTGCATGGTCAGGCTGTATCCCTTGCCCGTCTGCGGAAGCTGCTTTATGTTCTGAAGCAGCGGTTGGATTCGGCGCGCGATCGGCGCGGGCATCGCCTGCAGCTTCGCGTTGGCGTAGGCGTCGAAGTTGGGAACGTCTTTGCTCTGCCAGTGCCCGACCAGGTCGTTGTATTCCTTCTCGGCCGCTTCCTGCATCGGCAGGTTCTGTCCAATAAGGTTTGTTTCCGCTACCGTCTTGCCGGTGGACGCTTCAGAGGACTTGTTTTGCAGTTGCGTGGCATAGGCCTGGTTCTTGGCTTCGGCCTGGTACTTACCGGCGTTCGCGTCATATTGCCGCTGCGCAAGGTTCTGGTCGTTCCAGCGATTAATTATTTTCTGACCCTGACCAGGCTTGCCCATTTTTTCGCCGGCATATTCGGACAGCCCAGCAAACGCGAGTGCCAAGGCTTTTCGAAAACCGCTTGCCCCGTCCAGTGCGCCAACCGGCCGCGCCGGCATGAAGGCTTTAGCTGCGTCGGGATTCTCGGCGAAGAATCGATCCCTCTCTGAAATCTGCGGCCCATATGGCTGCTGCGCAGCCGGCGATTGCGGAGCACCCGGCGCTGCAGTGCCAGGCGGGGCATCTTGCCCTCCCATACTTTGAGCCGGCGGCACGAGCTGCGGGCTCGCTACCGGAGGTGCAGCCGTTGGCTGCGGTTGCTGCTGCGCATCTGCCGCAGGAGGTGCCGCCGTTGGCTGCAATACCGGTTGCCCCGTCGAATCCGTGGAGGGTGGCTGCATCGCCGCCGCTATCGATCCCGGTGCGCCCGGCTGGCTCTGCGCGTCGGGCTGTGCGGCAAGCTGGTCCTGGTTCGGATTAAAGAATCGGGCGATCTGGTCCGGATCGAACTGTTGCCCGGGCCCGAAAGCAATCGGCCTCTGAAACGCACCCATCTTTAGTTCCTTCTATAGTCCTTGACAAAGCCACCAGTTGGTTTCATAGTGCAGCTACTCAGGAGCATCCCCAATGGCCGAATCACCGAAGCCGCCGAGAGGCTATAAAGCTATCCCGATGGATTCCAACCGCCGCCGCATGTGGGGGCGATTGTTAGGGATGACGGTGTTTCTCGCCCTCTCGACGTGGAGCCTATACGGGAGCGTCTTTGCCGCTCCCAAATGGCTGTGGCTTGCGGTGCCGGTTGTTTTATTTATTTGGGAAATGGCGGACATGATCTGGTGGAACTTTCAAGCTCTCCACGAACGTCTCGACCAGATTGAGCTTGCCCACCGAGCGACTCATTTTGTGCCCGCTTCAGAGCGCGACGAAACAGCGGAGTTAAGCCGTTTCTGACCCAGCGATAGCGCCTGACCCACGCGGCGACGCGCTGGCCGACCAGGCCATAGATGCCCATGACGGCACGGCCCAACAAGCTGCGCTCGGCCCAGACATTGTTGAGCCAGTAACGCAGCAGATGGGTTTCGTGAGCGTCAACGCCGAAGATCGCTTCCGCAATCCAGCACGCCTTCTTAGTACCCGCCCCCTGTGCAATTCCTGATCCCACCGTTCCGACAGCCCCGATCGCAGAGTTCAGCGCGCCTGGTGTGGCCGCGCCTGCCGTCTGGTAAACGCCATTCGCAGTTGAGCCGGATTGAGCCGAAGCCGAATCTGCGGTGCCCGCCAAATTTGCCGACTGCCCGGCGGCGATGTTGTTCGCGTTCCAGAAGTTGTTCAAATTCGTTTGATATTCCTGGCCGACCGTGCTCGCAAAGAGATTCCCTTGCGCATTCGCTTGCGCCTGGCCAAGTTGATTTTCCTGCTCTGCCTGGAATCCGCTCGGCGCGCCACTGCCGGTGAACCCCTGATTAGCAAACTGCTGGGCCAAGGATCCGCGCTGGTTCGCGTAGTTCTGTGCCAGCGTGTCGGTCGCTTGGTTATACTGTGCCCCGAACGCCCCTGTCGGCGTCGTCACGTTCAGCGCGTTCGGGTTCATGAACTGCGTTAGGGTTCCAGTGCTGCCGGGCGTGCTCGGATCCCCGAAGAGATAGTTGTAGCTCTGCTGCTGCTCCGCGTTCTGTGTGGTCGAGAGAGCTGCTGACGCCTGGCTCGCCGCCATCGAGGCCGCATCGGCCTGTGCTGCTTGTGCGCTGTTGGTCTGCCCGCCGCCCATTATGTGTCCCTTCCGAAAAACTTTCCGTTGGTGTACGTCCGGATCATCCCGAAGCTGAGCGCGAGCATTTGCATCCTGCGGCCGACGATGCGGCAGAAATACGAATAAATGCCCGTCGTGTTCCGCCGGCGATCGGCGATCCAGCCATCTACCGCCTGGATGAGTCTGTAGGTCGCCTTCTGCTGCGCGAAATGTGGCGCATGTTTTTCGAAATTGCGAAAGAGCACCAGCGGCTCGACCTGCCACACCAGGCGCGCCCCACAGAAGCCAACAATCTCTCCGCCGAACTCAGCGACGTAGACGATTGACAGTCGCAGATCGCCCTGTTCCCAAGTCGGTTTTTCCTTGGCGAGGTGATCCTGCAACAGCGGCAGATCGGCATCGGTAGCCGGCCGGATACTTACTTTTTGGGGGTATTTAATCTCTGGCTTAGCTGCCCGCGCTTCGGGGGTTTCGCGCGAGTCGGCAGCTTCAGCCCTTTCGAAACATTGTTCCATTCGTCCACGTCCACGCCCTGCCGCTTGAGCTCGCCGCGGTGTTCGTTGAAGAACTCTTCCTGGGCCCGAGATTTGTAGGGCATCTTTGCTTCCTGTTACAGTCCGCGGTGGCGCACCGGCACGAAGCCGCTACTGCTGATCTGCACCATTGCCACCGGTCCTACCAGATAGCTCTGCGCCTGCTGGTCCGCTGTGGGTTGCACGCGCACCCAGTAATAAGCCTGCGTCACATTGGCCAGCGCTGGGTCTGAATCCGTGTAGGTAATCGGATACAGGTTGTTCTGCTGAAACGACGGCAGCGCCGCGCTTCCCCACGTGCTGAGGATCTTCGCCCCGCCCGGATCCCGTGTACCACTCCGGATCAAGACAACCGAGTCCAGCCCCTGAAGTGAGGTCACCGTAAACTCCAACTGACAGGAGTAGTTTGATGTGTCCTGCGTAGCAATCAGGTTAGTAATCGTCCGCGGCGCCAGCAGCCCTCTCGGGTCGACCCTGTTCAGCCGGCGGTTAGTATCGTCGGCGAACTGCTGCTGCGATTTGTTGGCCAGCCCATAGCGAGACATGGTCTATCGGTCCGCGATCGGCGAGGCCTTGGCTATCACCTCATAAAGCTCACAATCGTTGGCATCAGTTGGGAACGTCACCAGCCACCGCAAGAGCCGCCCGAATGATGCCCCGCGAATCGGCTCCAAATAAGCGCGCAATACCGTGGGGTCCGTACCGCGCGGTGCCGGGACCGCGCGCGTCGGCAGCCTGAGCAAAGGCGCGTTCAAATTCGCGCCGTCCGTGGCCACCGCCTGGACGGAAAATGCCGTGGCTGCATCTTGCCGAGAACTCTTCAGGTCCATCCAGCGCATGCGCTTCAGCGCATTCTCCGGCAGATCCTGCTCCGCCATGCCATCAAACTCCGAGCCAAGCTGCGGAGTGTAGTTAGTGCCAGCATCGGCAAAGCCATCAGGCCAGCGGTAGATGTTGCCTGCCAGATCCGCGAAGAAGAGATAGCGTGTTGCTCCCACAATCACGTTCCCACTCGCATAGAGCTGGTGAGAAGGGAACATATCGCTTTCGGCGCCGCGCGTCAGGCGGCCGTCCTTGGTGACAGTCCCCCAGGGTCCTGCCGGCGCCGTCAAAGCAGTTACGTCATAAAGCTGCACCCAGTCGAAATACGGGGCCCCTGGAAGCCCTGGATTCGTCGACGTCGTCGCCAGGTGGACCAGAATGTTGTAACGGCCAAAACTAAAGAACCGGAGCTCCGAGTTCGCAAGCTGCGCGTCGCTCAGGTCCTCCATCGAAAGCATCCCGCTGCCATCGCGGCGCGCTATCTTCCAACTCACTTCAGACGGCGCGTCGGTGCCGTCCCACGCCCACACCTTTTTGTCCGTGCCGACAAAGAAAAGCCAGTTGTTGCACATGGCGCAGGTTGCGCGCGGCCCCACTGCCCCCGGTCCAAAGATTCGATCGTTTTCCGTGATCGTCGACGCCGTCGAAACCGGTGATCTGAAACCACCAGTCCTGAGTGCTGATGTAGAACGATCCGTTGAAGGCCTCGCCCGCGGTAATCTCTTTCACGCCGCCAGGAACGTTGAAGAACAGGTCCGGAGGAAAGCACTCCTGTGGAATTCCCAGCGGACATTCAGATAGCGCCGAAAACTGCACAAGATCAGGCTTGCCCAGAATACCCATGGCAACAATCCGTCCCTGGTACTGCTTCAGGATCGTCGCAGGCGGAGCCGGGTAGTTCTCATACGGAATCAGCCTGGTCGTGTCCAGCGAAGTGTCCGCCAGGCTGTCTCCCCAACTCGTTGTGCCGTTAGTCAGTTCGGCGGCAAAGAACAGCGCCGACGTCGTCGCCGCCGGTGTGTCGTTTGTCGACCAGATCCAGATGTGAGTGACCTGAGGGTCCGTCGCCGCCGCGATCGCACTCAGATTCACCACTCCGCTTGTTATCGCGCCGCTGAAATCGGAGAGCGGCGAAGGGCAACCTACATGCACCCTCAGCACACCGGTTGAATCCGTCCACTTCGAAACATACGAATAGGCGTATTGCCGGCCGTAGACCAGCGTGAGTGTTCCGCCGGCCGTCGCGATCGTCGGCGCCGACGCAGGGGCCCCGATGCCCCAGTTATATTTGGTGAGCGTCCCGCCCACGTCCACCAGGCGGTAGGTTCCATAACCATTCGAGCAGTAGGCCTCGAATGCCGGACCATCGATGAAGTCGAAGATCCCGAGCGCATTCTCGGCGTTCGAGAGTTGCGTGTAGGCGGCTCCGGTCGGAGGCATCCAGCCCAGGTTGACTCCGCCGGCGAGAAAGACAAACGGTGTCTGATCGGTCTGCCGGTTGAAGTTGTAGATTCGCCGCACACCGGCGAAGGGCGAAGCCTTCACCAGCGTGTAGCCTGGCCGCTTGTGCGCGACGCCATCTCCTGGAAAGACCAGGTTCGATGCAATCAGGAAATGATCGTCGGTCGTCCGCAGCAAGTTGTTTCGCGTGCATCGGCCGCCCGCGAATGAATCCCAACTCTTCGTGACCAGGCCCATGGCTAATCCATATCCTCGATGTAGGCCTGGACGTGAGTCACCGCGGCCTGCTGCTGCCGCTTTCTAACCCACTTCATGAACACCAGCTCTTCAGCGTGCGAATGTTGCTGCGCGTTCTCTGGATTGTCTCCGTTGTCCCCGAGCAGCGTGGCGATCGCATCGTAGAGAACTACTTCGTCGCCTTCATTCGGAATCACCTTGACCGAATTGGGCCCGGTGATCTCGACAAAGCGAGAGACATACACCAGCTCCACCGCACGGTTGTCATAGGGCGGAGGTTCAAACCGAATGCGATAGTTCTCCGCCGTGGTCATCGCGTCCGTCATCAACAGATAGGTGTAGTAAGTGAACTCCGAAGTCGGGCCATCCATGTTTGGCCCCAGCTCGGAGAAGAACTGCGAGTCGCCGAAGTCCGGATCGCTCAGGCTCTCCGCCGGCGTGACAATTCTCCAGGGGTCTGTCGGGCCCAGCTGCTCGCGCACACGCAGCAGCTGAGTGCATGCGGCCGGAAGAACATACTCCTCAGTATTCGGAACGAGGGCGACGCTTGTCGTGTCCCATGCGATGAAGAAGCCGCGGTTCTCCGCTAGGATCTTCAGATAACCACCCACACCAGCACCGCCCAATGGGCCGCCACCGCCAGTGACGCCGCCGGCGCTTTGACCGCTGCCGCTCGACTGCCCAGCCGTGCCAGTTATGTTCACCGACCCGCCTGACGCAGAACCGCCAGCGCCAGCAACCGTATTTCCAGCCCCGACGGCGCCTCCGTTTGCAGTTAAATATGACGAGCCGAAAGTCGTCGCGCTGGGGATACTAGAGAGACCGCCGCCACTGCTGCCGCCACTGCCGCCCGATCCAGCGCCGCACATACGGATATGCAGCAACTTCGTTCCGCCTGGCGTGGTGTATGTGCCGCTGCCTGAGGCGTAGACCGTCACGCCCGGCGCACCTAGAACTGCGCCATTAGGAACCGCTTTGCCGGAGTCGATGCAATTCCCGTTCGCATCCGTCGACCGCAGGTTCCCGCTGGTAAAGCTGCCGGCGCAGACGGCGACGTTGACTCCGGTAGTACCTTGCAACCCTGTTACATATTGAGATCCAGCGATCTTTAACTGGGGAAAGTTCAGAAACCCGCTGCTCCCGTTGACGTTTCCACCGGTAATCTGCACATACGTCGAATCGCCCGTCGGCGCTGGCACCACCGGAATTGTCGTCATCGGCGCCAGGCTGTCCAGTATCACAGACGCCCCGACGATGTTCGAATAGTCCTGGGTCGCCTTCATCTGCCCGTTCACCCAGTACTCGAGCGTCCAATAGGTGCAAGGATTCAGCGCGGACGGTGTGCATCCCGTCACCGCGATCACGTCGCTTCCGTAGATTGTGCCAGTGACCGTTCCGTTCGCCGCGGCTGGCACACACGGCGGATCCGTGTCTGCTACAACCCAGTCACCGCCACAAAGGAACGTTCGTCCCATAGTTCTTCAGGTGGAAGCACACCTGGCCCGTCGTCGCCGGTGCCGTCAGCCCGGTAAACAGATGGGCGGTGTAAGTCGTCTGCGCAAAGCCAGAAAGCCCGAAAACCAGAATTGTCAGGAGTAGAAGAAATCGTCGCATTCTTAAGGAGCCTGCACGTAAGTCAACACGCCCTGCAGGTTCGGAGTCGTTCCGCCCGCCACGCCGCAAAGCCCTGTGCCACTTGGTGCCTTGAAGTTCGTAAGGCCACTGGCCAGCTCAAGCGGAACAGTCGTTGATGCCAGAATCACGCCCGTCAGGGCTGTCGGCGAGGTGCACGTTGTGCCACCGCCGTACTCAAACTGCAATGAGGGGCTGGTTCCGGCCGCTGAAGCATAGAAGCCGCACACGTAGATGGAGAGCGTCCCGGATATGCCCACAAACTGCGTCGTTCCTGCCGCTGAAATGTTGACTGTAACGCTCTGCTTCGCCACCGCGCTCGACTGGCAAGGATCATTTGCCGATAGCGGCGAGCTGGCGGATGTCTCCAGCGTGTTCACCTGCACCGACTGCGATGCCCCGCCCGACCAGGTTGCAGTCACCAGGAAGTAGTCATAGAGACCGGTGATCTTGCGGTTCGCATTGATGTTCGCGGTGAAGGTATCCAGCGTGTCGCAGGTTGCAGAGACAGCAGCCAGGCCGTTCAACCCGTTTGAGGATCCATAGGCCGACTGGTTGCCCCGTCCACATCCCTGGATGGTGATTGTGCTCGACGTCGGTGATCCGTTGATCAGCAGCTTCGAACGTGATATTCAGCGACCCGATCCGGTTTGTATGCGTCCAGGTGCCACCAGACGTGGTGATCTTGCCCGAGTCCCGGTCCATGTTGTAAGCGCCCTGGGCGTGCGCCTGCGTAGCCCAAAGCGCCATGATCGCCAGCAGCACAAGAAGCAGCAGGTAGGTCAATCGCGGTCGTGTCGTCACATCGTGCTCACTCGCATAAAGCTCCGTAGTAGTCATCCTTGTTTGAGGCCGTGTCCCCGACTGCCCTTCTTCGCCCAGTCGTGCTCCATGATCGACAGCTCCCGTCAAGCACGGCCGGCAAACGAACCTCTCCATCGCATGCCTGCCCTGAAATATCTTGTATCGCCAGCCTCTCGAGCTTCAGGTGCGGAGTAAGCCGCCTCTGCGCCTCCGCCTCGGTCTGCACCTTGAGGTATCTGAGCTCGACGGTAACGTTGTGCTCAACCTTCGGCTGGCCAAAAGCGTCGTACTCGCCCTCGATCGTCTCCGCCCGGTCTTCCACGGTGCAGTTCGAGCACTTTCTGACCGCCGCGATTGGCCTGGGTGGCCCATTCAAGCCCGCTGTCGGCTAACATTGGGGCAGTTGCTTCACTCAGCGTCGTGCGCTCGCGAGAGCCTCTGGCTGACATCGCTGTTCCCTCTGCATCGCCTTCAGGCTCTGCCTGATACGGCCGGCTCGTGGGCTTCCCGTCGAACTCCGCGTCGCACCAGAAAGCATACGACTTGGATCCGGGATCGGAGGAATTAACGTGTTAGCCCCACCGCACGAAGGACAGTACTTCGTTACAGCACCCGGCTTATTGGTCTCCACCGTTTGCGTCTCCGTTGCCTTGCAGGCCGTCAGGCGTGTCCTTGTCGACCGGGTCCACAAGCGTGTCGATCAGGCTCTTGCGCACTCGCCGGCGCTCCACGGTTCGCCGCATGGAATCGCGATACTCAGACGACTCCCATGCCAGGCTCATCAGCGCCCAAAAACCAGCAGCAGAACTGTCAGTGTGTGGATATCGCTGGTGGTGTTCTCCACCAGGCCGCTACCGGTATCCATCAAAATGCGGATGGCCCCAGTAGCCGCAACGTACTCCGCCAAAAGGGTCGCGGATTGCGCGATCGCCACGATGTCATCGATCGTTTCCGAAAGACCGAACGTCGCCGGAGTAACCAAGTAGCCGCCCGAAGGATAGGCGGTGTCGCAGGTCATCGTTGCCACAGCGATGTAATCGGCCATCGGGGTGCGCGACGAAGTTGTAAAGGAAGCTGCCATCTTGTCTCCTCACTTGTGTTCCGCCCGGCGCTCGGCCTCGGCGTACTCCTCTGCCATTACTTCCACAGGCACAATCGAGAACCGCGGCCTGGTCATCAGCGCATACCGCAGCGCGTCTGGGGCGTGATCTTCAGACATCGTGTCAACGTCTTCGGGATCGTGCTCATCAAAGGGCAACGCCGGCAGCGTCCTGATCAGGTTCGGACAGCCAAGCCCCGGGAACTGCGGATCCTCCGCGAAGATCTGCAGCATCGGAGCCCTGGAGAGCTGGCCTTCCTTGTTCTGCTCCCAGGCCAAGTACTCGCGAACGCGAGACCAGCCGTTCACGCGATCGTTGTCGCCAGCGATCATCTTCCAGCCGTGGATCCCCATCACCTCCGCGATCGAAGGCCCATGGTCCGGATTCATACAACTTGGATCGGCAACGTTGTAGCGCAGCTTCTCCAGCGCGCTCAGCTTGACGTTGTACTTCGCCAGCCATACCGTATCGCGCTTCTTGATGTAGGCTTCGCGATAGGCAAAGACGCGCCCTTCAGGGCTTACTGCAAACCACAGCGTCGCCGCGGCTGAGGTAAAGCCCCAGTCGAACCCAGTGAAGCGCTCCCACCAGGTGGGAACACTGAAGGGCTTGCAAACGTGAAGCTTGCGGTTCCACTCACCGAAGAACTGCCCGACGAAGCTATCCCAGGATCCAAACAGATGAGCTTCGCGAAGCTGCCCATGCAGTGCATTGAGCTTACGGCCGTAATCCGTCCTCAAAACAAAGAACTCGTATCTCTGCGAGTCCGTCCACGAGTAGTACCCGTTGACGTACGGAGCGAGGAACGCCCGATGCTGATCGCCCGTCCACGTCTTCCACTGCAACGGAGTGATACGTTGGCATCGCGAACAAACACAGGCGACGCCCACTCCACGTTGTCCCAGCCATATGCCTGGATGTAGGCATAATCACTGGCTACTTCGTTATCTCTATAATCCCGATCGACGAAGATGCGCTTGATGAACTCATGGCCGGCTTTGCCTGGGTTCGTCGTGTACAACATCTTCGGCACAATCGCTGGGTTTTTAGTCCAGCGATTGCACGTCTCGAGGAACGTCAGCTCTTCTTCGTTGAAGTGAGTAGCTTCCTCGACAAGGATGAATGCGTACTCATGCCCCTGGAAGTCGTAGACATCTTCCTTGTGCTCGGCGTACCCGAAGATCAGGTTCGATCCGTTCGGGAACGTCAGAGTCTTCTTCGACTCGTTCCACCACGAGCGCAGAGCAGGGAACTCGCGAAACATCGGAACCACGTGGTTCCGGTAAACCTCTTTCCACGTGCGCCGCAGAATCAGGCAGTCGACGGCATCGTATGTCAGGCACAGCAGGATCATTACGTCCCTGCCGGCCTTCGACTTCCCCCCGCCGCGCGCCCCGCCGTAGCCAATCTTCGTCGGGCATCCCGATCGGCTCTCGCTCGCCAACTTCCAGAACTGCCCCTGCTTCGGCTGAAAGCGAATGTTCAGTGCTACCGGCTCACCCGGCCGCAGCATTGCCGATGAACTCCACCGTGATTTTTACATCACCGGTGTGCTCAACCTCGCCTTCCGTCTTCTGCGTCGGCACAAAGTAGCGTCCCATCTCAGCCGCCAGCCGTGCATATTCACGGCGCTCTGTCCACGAGATCAGATCTTCGCGGTCGAAGATCATGCCCTGGAAGGCGTAAAGCTTTGTCTCAGTCGCATCCAGGCCTTCGGCTATCCTGGCCACGATCTTTTCCGCTGGGATGACCGCCTGGATCAGCTCAGAGAACCCATCGCGCACGTCCGCGGTTTCAATCCGCGCCTTCGCATTGCGCGCCATCGTTTCCGAAAAGCCAGCGTCCAATGCGGCCTGCAGCTTGGTCTTTCCCTCTGCCCGGCCCTCCAGATACAGCCGCTTGCGCAGCGACAGGGCCGCTAGTGGATCGGACTTCTTCGGACTCGCCTTGCGACCGGCGTTCTTGCGCTTGCCCCCACGAGGCATTTGCCCATCTCCCCCGGCTTAAGTCCACCTGGGGGTAGGCGTCAACTCGCCGATCTTTGAAAATCTGACTTTTGAAACCCCGCCAGAATCAAACGAATTCAAACGTGTTCAGCTGGCCCCTAGGGACCCCGTCACCGCGATCGAAGCAGCCTCATCATCCACCTTGAGGTATGCGCCGGTGGATGACATCGACTTATGTCCAAGGTGTTGGCGCACGTTCTCAATCCCCGCTGTGCCAATACTTTGCATGGCAATCGAATGCTTCAAAATATGCGGATGCCCGTTACGTTTGGAAATTCCTGCCTGCTTCGCGTACTTCTTAACCAATCTCCAAAAGTGAATTCTGGAGACTGAAAAAACTCTTTGATTAGGGTGCATTTCGCGGGTGAATTCAAAGAGTCCAGTCGCCTCATCGAGGAGCGGATCCGCGTGCTTCACCAGGGGCTGGCAGGTCTTCAACGAACCCTTCAATCGAGCAACTGTTACATGGCCGTCGGCGATGGAACCTGCTGTCAGGCCAACGACTTCGCTGGCTCTCAGCCCGTGCCAATACCCGACCAGGATCATCAACCAGTCTCGCGTCCTGCAGGCCTTCGCCGCGCTCAGAAGCGCCAGAATCTCGGTCTTTGAAAGGTGTTCCATAATCAAAAAAGGAAACAGAACCGCATTTTGTTACCTGTTAGCCGTCTGGGGTAGTTTGCCCAGCCACGCCAGCATTCTCACGCTCAACGCTGTCAGCGGCCTTCCCTGCGGGTTCCCGGATTGCCCGGGCTTCCATGGCTTCAAATTCTTCAGGCTGTTTGGATGAGTACCGCGCACAAATCTGCAAGGCGCGTTTGTCATAGCTGGAATATACCGCTATTTCTTCGCAGGCTTAACAGCTTTTGCACAGCCCAGAAGCACGCCGGAGCCAGGCTTTACGCCAGCTACGTCCACCACTGCATACGAGTACTGCTTGGCCGTCTCGCCCTCAACCCGGCCAACCTCGGCCGGCCCCAGGCTCGCGGAGAACTCCTCTTTCCACTTCGGATACTTGCCTTCACTGGTCTTTACGATCGCAAACAGCCCGGCCGCATCGTTTTCCAGCACACAGTCTCCGCCTTGGCAGATGGCCTGTTTGATCTCCTCCGCCAGCTTCTCCGGGCTCATGGCCTTCACGGCCTCCGTCGAGAAGCCCAATTCAAAAAACACCTGGCCGAGCGCCGCATCGCGCTCTTTGTCGGCCGCAGTCTTCAGCTTGCCCGCCGACGTCGCGCCGGCACATGCATTGCGCGCCGCTTGCAATGTTTTTTTTGTGAGCAGGCCAATGACGGCCACTTGCGTTGCCATAGGGGAACCTCTGAATCTGTAAAGTGAAATTAGGAGGCTAGGGCTGCGACTCGCGGCCCGACTCTGACAGCCAGGTCATCGCCAATGTATGGCCAGATCTCGATCTTGCTCATGGCGCGATCGACGAAGTTTGCCTGGAGGGTCTTCTTTAGCCGTTTGCTCCAGCGGGCTCGCTTGCGCGGTCCTCGTTCGCCAACGTTCGCTTCCATCTCGCCTAGTGTGATCGTTGAATTTGCCAGTAGTTCGCGCGCAGTAGGTTTGCGCTCCATCAGTTGAATTATCAGATGGTCTGCCTTGAGCCGAGACAGCCGCTTCGCCGGTCCGCTCTCTATCATGGCTTCCGCTTCGCGCCTGGGAATCGACCTCAGCCGCTCGCCATTGCATGAGTAGACCGTAGCTCTTTGAACGTGTCGTGCCATTGCAATCCTTCGGGGTGTGGTCGCTGGATCGGGCTGGGTACACGTCGGCCGGCTGGATGCAGCGGCCGGTTGCGCACAGCAGAGGCTTGATGAGGCCTGCGTCAGAAGCTCGCTTTCGGGGTCGGACTTCACGGCTCTGAAAGGTATGAACCCTCAACTTACGCCTGAGTACCTTGGCAAAACAAGATGGGAAAATAGCTTAGAAAAACAGTGAAACAGGTCTTATTTCAGCGGGTGCCCCACGTCCCGTCCCGCTTTTGGACTGACGTGGGGTAGTTCCTCGGACCATTACTAACACTGCCTTTTCTGCAATTCAGAGTTATACTACTCTTGGTTTTTCTCCCAAGATGAACCAGCGTTGGAGAGCCTCCGGGATTGAGCACCTCGGGGGCTTTCCTATTTGCGCGGCTTCTTTGGCCGCCCGCCGCGTCTTCCCCATTCGCTCAACTTATCGCCATGCTTCTCCGCAGTGGTTCGGCCGCCCTTCGCCGTCATGCACTTCAGGCATACCAGCTCATTGTCCGGATGTAACTTGCAAACTGCCTTCTTTTGGGTCATGTCCCCTCCGTAACTTGCAAAAGCCACTAGTGGCTTTATTGTAGCTGCATTATGGCACCGCAATCAATTGCCTCGCCTGATACTCCGCATACACCTCATCACATCGACTGCCCCTGCCGAAGAAGCCCCCAGAACCAGAACGGGCGGAAAGCGATAGAAAATTTATACAATCAGTAAAAAGTTCTTGACATGCTTTTAATATGTGGTAAAAAGGGATTGTCCGATGACGAACGCAATCTTAGTCCCGATGTTCGAATGTCGGCGTTGCGGAAAGCAGATGCTACGACCGAACGGTATTCGACCGGACGTTTGCACGCGATGCAAGAATCCGAACTGGGAACGAGAAGACCTGCCGCCGTTGAACAGTAAAAAACGCGCCCAGCGTCAGACCAGAAATCGAAAGTGCGACTTCCACGCTTCCTGTGGGCGGTTAGCTCAGCTGGTTAGAGCGCCTGCCTTACAAGCAGGAGGTCGCTGGTTCGAGTCCAGCACTGCCCACCATTTCAGAATCAAGCGGTTATGCGGAAGTCCGTCCAGGCCGAAACTATAAGGCAGGCGGTCAATCAGCGCAAGGATTTTCGGGCATCTTTCTTGCTCAGCCTCTCAGCTTGTCTCTTCTTGGCATCTTCCCGCTTTTTATACTCACGTTGTGCTACCACGTGCGCACATGGGGAGATGCCGGTCAATTTGTAAGGCGGGCAGAATGTTCGCTTGCGGTCCCACGTAAACGGCGTACCGCAATGCTCGCATTCCTGGAACTGTGACCCGCTAACAAGATCAACCCACGTTGCAGCAATCAACAGCTCGCGCGCGGTGACGGGCTGAATAACTGCGTGCGGGTTTCGTTTCCATTCAAGGTGCATGGGCAGCGTGTTAAAGAAATGGGTGTTCCACGCGAATGTGATGTGATCGTGTGGCCGCGCGTCTGCATGTGGAGGCGGCCCGAACTTAGCTCGCAGTTTCTCATCACGCCGCTTTGCAGGGCCTTTCAGCAAGTCTTTCCAATATTCCTGCGCTGCCCAAATGTCATCTAGCGCCACAGACCGGGCAGCTCCCGTAACCACTCGGAAACCGAAAGTTCCTGACAGCCGTGTTTCCGGCAGATCGGATTGCGGCTCCCGTTCATCAACATCCCAAACGCCCACGAGCCGGAGGAATCTGAGCGCAGCTTCTTCGCTTCTCTCCATCCGCAAGAATTCATTTCGCAGTTTTCGGGGGTCTTCTATGAGTTCGGGGGCAGCATCGCAGTCAACCCCTGGCACATAAAAATAGCCAACACTTTCCTCACCGCGTTGATCGAAAATCCGCTCTTTGCGGCGAGTCCAAACAGTTGAAAGTCTAAGAAAATGCAGCTCTAAAGCAATATTTCTTAATGACATTTTTACTGATTTCTCCATATCAGCAATGACATGCTATCTTATCCAAGCATGGAAGGCAATAGCGAAAACGGAAAGAAAAAAGGCGGCTTCTTAACCGTGGACGAAGCGGCGGAGCTTGTGGGCCTTTCACATTGGACCATCAGAGTGTGGATTCATCGGGGACGCCTGACCAAATATAAAGCCGCGTCCCGCATCGTTGTGAGCCGCTCGGAGCTGCTTGCGCTGGTGAAACCAAGAAGAGAGGAACAAGCGAAATGAGCGAGCGAACACAAACGCCCACAATCGAAGACGCAATCTGGACACTATGGCGGGACTGCCTGACGACGGCACGCGCAGCAGGTCAGGTGCCAGCGGAGGCCGTGCAGAAGCTAATCCGTGACTCTCGGGACCTGATCGCAGAGCAAGGCTATGCAAAACGGGATGGCGATCTGATTTTGTTCAACGTTTACACGATTGTTCACTGGGACTGGAACCAGCCCACCGACCGTGTTTTTGAGGCGCTGCTCGAATTTGAACTTGACGAATTTTTCAAAGATCGGACGGGAAACTAAATGCAACCCACTTTTCGCAGTTCATTCTTTGCGCTTTTGGAAAGCTACGCGCCGGTTTTGCTAGCCGGACCTGAAGCCCGAGCGCCACAGCCCAAAGCGGCACAGACATTGGCCGCCGGGCAAGTGGGCATCTTCGGCGTGCTCGGACAAAACGATTGGGTTCGCAGACTCCGATTACGCCGCCATCCGTGCGGGGCATTAAACGTGGCCTTGCGGACCCATCAGTCCGAACTATTGACCTCGTTGTGGACTCGCCTGGAGGGTCCGTGCTCGGCTTGCCGGAAACGGCGGACGTGATCCACGCGGCCAACCGGGTTAAGCCCGTGCGGGCCTTCGTGACCGGCATAGCCGCAAGCGCCGCCTATTGGCTCGCTAGCCAAGCGTCCACAATCGTGCTCACGCCATCCGGCGAAGTGGGCTCCGTGGGCGTCCTGGACATCAGCGTGGACATTTCAAAGGCCCTGGAGTCCAGCGGGGTCAAAGTCAACGCCGTGTCTTCCACGCCGGAAAAAATTGAGCGCGCCCCATTCGTGCCGCTCTCTGATGATGCCCGGACACACATGCAAGCGAACGTGGGCCGCTGGTACTCGGATTTCTTGGGTACGATTCGGCGCGGGCGTGGTGCCCGCGTGTCCGCCAGTGGCAATTACGGCGGAGGCCGGATGCTCAGCTCACGCGAAGCCTTGAGTACCGGCTAGTCGATTTCGTTTCGAGTTTGTAAGCGGGGCACGGCACGGGGAGGCCGTGTCCCGGAAATCTCTCGCAAAGGATAACTATGAGCACGCTATTAGAACTCTCTTTTCAACGCCGCAAAGTGAAGGCTGAGGCCGCCGGATTGTTGGACAAGGCCGTAGCCGAGTCAAGAACGCTCAGCATAGCCGAGCAAGTACGTTTTGACGCGCTGACCGCACGCATTCACGAATTAGACACCGCGTTTGCCACGCGCGAATCTCTCCGAAAGTTGGCTGACTGACATGGGACTCATCACACTCAATCTCTCTAGCCCCGTCCCCACTAAGCGAGCCGAGTTGCCGCTTGGCGCTCCGTACAATCTCGGCACTCTCGCATCACTGCTTACCGGCGTGCGGACCAATAGCGGCCAATTTGTCACGCCTGAGCGGGCGATGCGCTCGGCGGCGGTACTCGCGTGCATCCACATCCTGTGCTCGGACCTTGCCTCACTGCCGCTCAATCTCTTCCGGCGCACGCCTCAAGGCGCTGTGCTGGCGATGGAGCATCCGCTTTTCCGCTTGCTCCATGACACGCCGAACCAATGGCAGACCTCAATGGAGTTGCGGGAAAGCATGATTCTGGACGTGCTCGCCTTCGGGCAATGCTTCACAGAGAAAGTTATCGGGCAGGATGGTATTGACCGGCTGTACCCGCTCAGCGCGGGCCGCATGACTTACATGGACCCGCTCAGCATGTACCTTCCGCCGGACCCGCCGTTGATGTGGCGCTATGCAGACCCGCACATTGGGCAACGCATATTCCTGTCCGATGACCTCTGGACTGTGCGGATGCTCGCACCAGGCGGGACCATCAACGGGCAATCGCTCATCCTGCTAGCGCGTGAGGCCATCGGCTTGGCGCTCGCAGCGGAAGAGCAAGGCGCGCGGCTCTTCTCTCAGGGTATTCAGTCAGACTTGACCATCTCGACGGATGAGACGCTGGACGAGGATGCTAAAAAGCAACTCCGTGAAGCCCTCATGGCCCGGCACGCGGGCGCTCACAACGCCTGGATGCCTCTACTACTTGAAGGCGGAATGAAGGCGGCTAAGATCGGGCTCACGGCGCAAGAGTCACAGTACATCGAAGCCCGCGCATTTCAGCTCCAAGACATCGCCCGCATCTTCCGAATCCCGGATGTGCTGTTAGGCATTTCTCAAGGCAAAACAGCCACATTCGCAAGTGCCGAGCAATTTTTCTTGAGCTATGTGAAGTACACGCTCGGGCCCTGGTGCCAGCGCATTGAGCAGTCCATCACGCGGGACCTTCTAGCCACAAGCGAGACGGAGCTATTTGCCAAGCATGACCTGGACAGCCTCACGCGGGCGGACCTTCAGACAAGGTACGCGGCGCACGCGGCGGGCATCACAGCGGGTTTCCTCACGCGCAATGAAGCCCGGCAAATGGAAAACCTGCCCACGCTGCCCGGGTTGGACGAGCCTCTATCTCCATTGAATATGGGCTCCGGGTCTCAACTAAAGCCCGCTCAAGGCGCGGGAGCGCAGCGGCTTGCCCATCAACTCGCCAAAAACACTGTGGCGCACGAAATGAAGTTGCTTGCTGACGGCAAGAGCCGCGCTGATGTGTACACGAAACTTCTACCCGGTTATCTGGCAGCCAAGACCGGACTGTCCGCCCTGCAATGTGCTGAGTATTGCCAAGCGCGGCTACAGACAGAGGCCGGAGAGCCGGAGGGCGTTGAGCTGCTTGCCAGCTTGCTCACAAAAGTTTGATTGCGGGCAGGTCCCGCGTTTCGCCTAATCAACCGGCTGGACCGGCACACGAGCGAAAACCAATCGGCGCACAGCGCCTAAAACGGAGTCTTGACTATGACGTTAGCAGAAATTCGCACCATGCGGCAGACCTGCCGGGCTAAGTTGGAAGACCTGCTTGGCCGCACGTCCAGCCGTGAACCGTCCACGGAAGAAAACCAGATGTTTACCGATTTGAAGGCCGAAGGCGAGCGGCTTGGCAGCTTAGAATCCCGCTACGCCGTCCTTGAGTCCTTTGACAAGGGCACGTCCGCACCCATCATTCACCGGCCCATCCCGCCAACCGGGACGGACAGAACGGCTGCATACGTCAAAGCGTTGGATTCGTTCTTGCGCACTGGCACGATGGCGGTGGGCGACACGCCGCTGCAAATCCAGCAATCGCCCGTTTCGGGGGTGGCCGCTGCCATTCCAACCGATGTCATTCCGAGCATTATTCAGGGCATCAACGATTTTGATATTCCTGGACGCCTTGGTGTCCTGGATTTCCCGCGTGACACTAGCAGTCCGTTGATAATCACGATGCAGACCGCTGCACCGGCAGCCACGGTGTTCGCTGAAGGCGCGGCTCCCACTCAGTCCACGCCGCCCACTTACGCAACCGTAACGCTCACCGGCGCACGGTATCAGAACCTCACGAAGTATTCGATTGAATCGCGCATGAACCTTGGCGTGCCCATCGTGTCTTCCGTTCTGAGGGCGCTTGCCCTCGGTCAGCTCCAGAGTCAGAACGCGGCCTTTATGGACGCCTTCAAAGCCGCGATAGAGGCCAATGCGGCGGCCTTGGTCGATAGTACGAGCGATTCACCCGCCGATGCGTATTCGTTCATGTCCCGCCTGAAGTATGCGCAAGGGTACTTCTGGCAGAACAGCCCCAACAACCGCTACCTTCTGTGTCCCTCGGACTTGGAAAAGGTAAAGAACGCTCGCGACAGCTACGGGCGCCCCTTATTTGACGACAGCGCGGACACGATTCTCAGCAAGCCGTATGTAGTGCACCCGGATGCTGACCGCGTGTACTTCGGGGACTTTTCCGTTAGTTGCTGCCGTTCGCGGACGCCTCTCTACATTCAGACCTTGCTTGAGCTGTTCGCTGAGCAAGGACTCATCGGCGTGACTTCCTATCAGTTCGCGGATTGGAAGTTCTTTGCGCCGCCAACGTACCAGCCTATTGTGTACGGCAATTTGGACGCGGCTGGATCGTAGCCGCATAGAATCGGCGCGGGATTTTCCTTTCCCGGGCTAGTAGGGTCTCGCACATGGCCCGCGCCGCCCTCCTCAAAGGGTGTCATCCCATGTGCGGGAGCAAGCTAGCGGCGGTCTTCAGCTACCGCCGAGTGAAAACGCTGGAGAAATGGGGCCGTTGCTTTCGGGGAGATTGCAGCGGCCCCGCTTTTAACTTACGGGGAGAGTTATGCGGCAAATCACGCTCACTTTGCCTGACGCGCTGTACACGGAGCTGGAGGCGGCATCCGCTAGCGTCCGCGAGCATGGATTCACGCCGGAAACGTGGGCACAAGAGGCCGTGGAGTCAGCGTTAGCAACGCGGAGGCTTCCGAGCGTGCAGCTTGGGAGTCACGGCCCTCATGCCCGAAGAGCAATTGAAGAGGAAGCGGAGCCGGAGTGTTACCCGGTTCGCTTTCCAGAAGAAAGGGAGTCTCTATGATTGACGCAATTGATGAGTTGGTAGCACGTTCCAAGAATCACCGTGAGCTGCGAGCGTTTCACCAATTCCACAAGAAGCACCCGGAGGTCCTGGACTTCCTTGTGCAAGAGATTCAGCTACGCATTGACCACGGCTTCACGGCGTTTTCCTATCACAGCCTTTGGCAGTACGCGAGATGGAAACTCGAAATGCAAATAGGGCCGGGCGAAACGTTCCTGATGAACGATCACGCCGCCCCGTTCTACGCGCGGGCAATCACCATCTTGCATTTCGAGTTCAACGGGCGGGCCGAATTTCGCCAGTCAAAAGCGGACTCGATTTTCGGCACCCGCATTGAGCCCGTCCCGGAGAAGCGGCCTAAGAACTATGCAAGGCGGCTGCAATGGGCAGATGGCGCCGCAATTGAGAACGGATGGCGGCCTCAGCGTCCGCACGTAATCAATCACGCTGCCAACCGCAAGCCGGACATTCACCCGAAAGGCGAGTGAGTATGACGCTGGATGAGCTAAAGCAGCAACGGCGTTGGGTGCTGTGGCGCTTGGAGACGGTCCACGGTAAGCAGACGAAGGTTCCCTATCAGCCAAGCGGGCGCAAGGCGATGGCGAACAATCCGGGGACGTGGCACGCCTACGCGGATTGCGCGGCCCTTGCGTCTCAATTCTCCGGCGTGGGCCTCGTGCTTGGCGATGGAGTGTGGGGCGTTGACATTGACGGATGCTGCGATGCGGTGAGCGGGAAGTTCACTCCCGAATCACGGTTGATCGTCATTGGCCTTGACTCATACGGTGAATACAGCCCGAGCGGAACCGGCTGCCACGTGCTCGGACTCGGCAAACTGCCCGGACCCGGACTCAAGAAGCCACACCCCGGATGCAAGGCCGTAGAGGTCAAGTCTGACGGCTATTACTTTACGTTCACCGGACGCCACCTGAGCAAGACGCCCGCTGCCCTGGAGGACCGGCAAGAGCAAGTGCTCTCGCTCTATGACCGCGTGTCCAAGATTGCGACTCCACGAAATACCGGCCTCACTGTCTCAATTCCACTCAGTGAGGAAGAGCGCTTCCGCAAGCTGATGGCGGGGGACATGAGCGATTACAACGGGGACCACAGTACGGCGGACTTCGCCCTTTGCATCCTGCTGGCTAAAAAGCACGGCTGTAATGCGTTCAAGATTGATGCGGAGTTCCGGGAGTCCGGTTTGTACCGGGAAAAGTGGGAGCGTGATGACTACCGCGAAAGCACTATCACGCGCGCCGTTACCGCTGTGGCGAAAGACGCGCCGGTCATCTTCGCGGACCCGGAGGATGAGCCAATCGAGGATGACGGCGTAACCGAGTACCTTGTGGATGCGCTGCCGGAGCCGATGCACGAGGGTTGGTTTCCGAAGGGTGAGGTGTCACTCATCGGCGGCTCATCCGGCGCTGGCAAGACATCTTGGGCGATGCCGTTGCTGGAGAGAATCCGCAAGGGCGCGGACGTATTCGGCCACAGCTCTAAGCCTCGCGACTATCGGGTGCTTTTGCATGACCGCTCCAAGAAAGCGATGCAGCGCACGGTGAGGTCCTTGGGGCTTTCTACAGAGGCAATCCAGCGCGTTATTCGCCTGAGCACGACGCAGCAATCCCGCCCGCCCGCCGAAATTCTGGAGTCCATCGTTGAAGGCGAGCCGGGCGTTGAGTGTTGGTTCATCGAAGGGCTTGGACCTCTGGATCACAGGACCCGAACAAGATGGAGGTGGTTGGCCCGGTCATTGACGGCTTGCAGCGAATCGCTACCCGGCGCAATGTGGCACGGTGCTTGGCACAGTCGGCAGTCCGAAACAGCGCGGCAAGGACAACAAATACTACGGGCGTGACTCGCTCTTCGGGAGCGCGGCACTTGCTCGCAAGGTTGAAACCGTGGTGCTCATGTCTCTGCAACAACGATGACGACCCCAACAGTCCGTCGCGCCGTTGCACGGTGCTGCCACGGAACGGACGCGCCGAGACCTTGTTTTTCGAGTGGAAAGACCGAAGGGCTGTGTCTGACCACGGAGCCTGACAGGCCGTGCCCGAACTGAAGGCGATTGACCGCATGGAGGCGCCGCATCTTCAACGACCGTGCAGCCGGGCGGGGAGATCAAGTTTCAGCCCGGCTTATGGCAGCCGCAATCTGTTTTTCGCGTGGAAGGATAAGAGCAATGCCACACAGGGCAAGGTCACGCGGTCCAATGGGAAGTATTACAGGGCGTTTCCCGGGGCTGAAACCGTGAACTAACCGTGCTATGCTTTGCGCATGGCGCTCACAACTGTTAGTGCGGCGATAGGGCTACTAGCTAATGTCTCGAAGGCAATTGATGCAGTGCGGGAGCGGGCCACGACTTCCAACGATGCGGCACTGAAGGGGAACATCAGCACACTGTACGATGAGTTTCTCGCACTGAAGGAAATCATCGGACGCATCACCGAAGAGAACGCCGAATTGCGGCGAACGCTTGCGGCACAAGCGGAAAAGCCACCTAAGCCTGAAATCCGGCAGGTCGGAGAAACGAATTATTACTTTGTTGGCGACCAAGGGCCGTTCTGTCAACCGTGTTATGACGGCAATGGCAAGCTCGTGAACCTGATGCCTCGGCAGCATTACGCTGGCGGATACGGTAGGAAGTGCCAAGTCTGTGAGAAGGTGTTCTTTGAAAGTCATGAGTCTCTCCAGGATGAGCAGGGGTCTGACACCTGGATCAAAGCAGGGAGACACGGGGGACGCAGAGGATAGAAGCGAAGCGCCCCGGCCCTTGGAGCCAAATCATCGGTACGCACACTCTCAAAATAAGGTGTGTGTGTACCGATGAAAACGCCACTTGCACGGCTCGCAACCTACTGAAAACAATGGACACAATGGCTTTCTCTAGAGTGTGTTCTATCAGTACTACTACTCTTAATTCTGTGAGTAGTCGTACCTGCCCGCACACGCACGGGAGGGCGGGTCAAAATGTCTGGCACTGATTGCCCGTAGAGCGCCGCAATCAGTTTTGCTCCGTATTTGAAAATAGTTTTCAATTAGCAATCTTATTGCAAACAAAGGGCTTGCGGCAATCAATGCGCCTGTCCTACACTTAGCCTATGCGCATTGACTATTTTGAACGCGATTACGGCCATCTCCCCGATTCAGATGACGCGACCAAGGTGTTCGGGACAGGGAGCATCGAAAAGGGCTGGGCAACGGTGGGTGATATTCGCAAGGCGTGCCAGGGACGCTCTAAAGACGCGAGCATTTGCCTGCAGAACGAGCCCCCCGGTTTCTACATCACCGATGTACACGGCAAGGCTTTTATCGCTTAGCCTGTAGGTCCGCCGTCTCGTGACGGCGTAGAATTGGCGCATGAGCAGGGTAATTGCTGTGCGCGAAGACGGCGAAAGCGGACACTACATTGGCTTTCAAGTTGATAACGAGATTCTGGAGTGTAGCGAATGCACGCGGGCGGCGTACCGGCTTCGCTACACAGAGGATCAGCAAAGTAACCTTGCGGAGCACCGTTCCGCCGCCCATCGCTTAATAGAAACTGAGCACCCGAATCACAGCGATGACATCCGCGTTCTCTAACTTCGGTGACAGGATAGAAGACTGACCCGCTCATGCACGGCCTGAAGGTCCGCAGTCACAAGGTTTGCGTATCGGCGCGTCATCTCCAGCGTGGAATGCCCAAGCACTTTTTGCAAATGAAACACAGACCCGCCGCGCCGGAGATAGTTCGTTGCGAATGTGTGCCTGAAGCTGTGCAGGGTGCGCACGGGCGCGTCAAAGCCAAGTTTCTGGCAAAGCAGCTTCACATCCCGGCGCACGTTGTCACGGCTCAATTCCGTTTGTGTGCGGTTAGCAAAGAGCAAATGGTCCGGTGCGCCATTCGATTCCTTGCAGTGGCGAGACAGTGCTTTCCGCAACTCGAAACTGATGGGGACAACCCGCTGCTTGCGGCCCTTGCCGTCCAACGTGACAAGCAGATTTTCAAAGTCAATCTCCCGGACTCTCAGGTTGAGTGCTTCGCTGATTCGGCAGCCGGTGTCCAACAGAAAAAGTGTGAGCAGATGCAGACGCCTTTGGTACTTGCCTTTGGGCTTCCACGCCACAAGATGCTTTACTTGCGCATCTGCGAACGTGGGCAGCACTAGGCGGGGTTCTTTCAGCGGTCGAATTTTGAGGGAAGAGCCGGACCATTTCAGATAGGCGTTGATGGCCCGGATTGTGCAATTGCAGCCTGTGGGCTTCCGTCCTTTTTCGCGCATACGGACCACGGCCTCATTCAACTGCTCTTGTGACGGCGCTTCACAGGGCAACCATCGAAAGCTGTCTTTGTACCACTCCACTGTGCGCGGGCTGACGTTGTGCAGGTATTGACGCTCACGGATGAACTGCTGAAATCCTTGCATCGGGAATCCTCCAGGCAGGCAGTCAAATTTGGAGGAAGTCCACGTAAGCATTTGATTCTTTAGGGCGGTTAGCTCAGCTGGTTAGAGCGCCTGCCTTACAAGCAGGAGGTCGCAGGTTCGAGTCCTGCACTGCCCACCATCGTTTCCCTTGTAATTTCAGGGAGTTGGCTGCTTTCTTCTTTTCGCTTGAGTCTTCCAAGCCTCCAATTGTGACGTAATTGTATTGTGACGTTATCGAGCCCTTCAACGGCTTTCCTTTTGGCTTCCTGCCGGACGTGTGAGTAGTGTTCCATCATCGCCCTACTAACGTGTCCGGCGGTGGCCATGATGGTTTGTTCGGATGTCTACAAACATCCTGTCCTCCATGGGCGGCATTCGAGCCACCTACCATGATCTGGGTAGTTCCATTTGGGAGATTGCCAATGGCGATGCCCCGGCGCAACGGACCGAGGTGGAGGTAAACGGGCTCTGCTCATCAGGCTCAATCAGTACTCTGCGTTGATACCACTGCT